AAAAGGTTTTTTGCTTTGCTACCCTCCGCTTTTGGAGTGGGGGTTTCGGCAGACTTTTCTTGCTCTGCTTCAGGTTTGCCACCTGATGGTTCAGAACCTCCTGCGTCATTGCTATCAGTGCTGCTGTCAGTAGTCTTTGCCACATCAGGAGTAGGCTCCTTCGGGGCTGGTTTGTTTTTAGAACCGGCTGGACGACCACCTTTGTTCTTTGGTTTCAAATTAGGTTTAGCGGTTGCTTCACCTCTTGTTACTTCTGCTGTGATATCATCACCATCAACAGATAGTTCGACACCAGATGCATCTTTAATACCCAAGGTTTCAACATAGGCTTCCAGTGCAGTTTGGATATCATATTGGTCAAGTAGAATACGCATAGGTAATTCACTTTCTTTTTTAATTTCAGTTATTGTCACGAGGACATGTTCTTCGGGTTGGATCCTACCATAATCAAAAGAGACAAAGACGATATGTTTGTAGTCATCATCTGGGATAATCCCGTATGTAACCAAACAATCTGAGAAGAATTTATCTACGATAGATCCTACATTCATTATGTCTAATCTGGTTTTGGTTCGAGAGTTGACTGTGTAGTGCAACTTGATTTGATCCATTTTTGGAGTATCTCGTAACAGAGGTTCCATCAACTTATGAAAGTGTTCTTTCATCATGTTGTTTTGGAAGAAGTGGAGGTTGCGATAGACATTCAGATTTAATGCTTTCTGATCCTTCTTGCTAACAGGAAGTCGCATAGGCAGTTTAATCTGAAAGGTTCTCACAACCTCACTTATTTCTTCACCAATCAATTAGGAAACCTAATCGAACAGGCTAGACTTCTTCGCAGCAGTGGCAGCTGCGTCGCCACCTGTACCAGCAGATTTGCCTGCAAAGGCTTTACCACCACCAGCTTTTTTACCAGAAGATTTGTCATATACTTGGCCACGGTTCTTTTCAACCCATGTGTTAGCATATGTACCGGCATCATCATCCATCATTGAAATAGCTTTGAGCAGGTTTCCACCAGCAATCACTGAGTTAAGAGTTTCACCCATGCCTGTGATATAATGTGTAACTTCAGAGATAGTAACCAGTTTATCTTCAGGGAAGAATTTGATCACTTCGTTGATTTCACGAGTTTCGCCGCTTGCATCATATGATCCAGTGGTTTCGTTTTTAACTGTCTTGTCAACGATCTGCTTTTGTAGAGCCAACTGACATTTTTCACCATGAAGTTCAGTGAAGCATACAACAGATGTTGGTAGCTCTTTCTTCGCTTCAAAGTCATAGATGTTGACTGTCAATTCTTCGGTATCCAGAGATCCCAATTCCTTGCCAACCAGCAATAATGCCAGAGAGTTCATTTGTGAGAATCCAGGAAGGTTCTTTGCTTCGCCAGTTTTCTTGTCTTTATAGGTTACTTCACCAGTGCGGTTTGAGACCCATGTTTGTGAGCGTACTTCACGCCCGTTCACATCAATCAACAGCACAACGCTTTGAGCGTCTGAGCTTGCAGATTTTGAGATGTATGCAGTTTTGATTTTACCAGAATAGATGTCTGTGTCTAAGACACCGCCACCACCAATAAAGTCTTCTTCTACATTGTCGCCTTTGGCTGCGGTCTTACCCGCGAATATGTTTGACATACGATTATCTTTCGATTGTTTTCAGGGTTGTTCTTTGGTTAAGTTTTCGGTTGTTTATTTATGCCGAGTAGTAACCAGTTAGTCGATCCATCACAACCTGTGCATCATTATCAGCATAGGTTTCAGGAGTAGTGAAAAGACCCATAGGAGAGCGAATACGATCACCCACAGTGTACTTTGTTGTCTTGGTTTGGAATACGTGCTTGAAGCCAAGTGCGCGTTCTTCATCCGTGATAACCAACAGTTTATTGTTGTCTTCATACGCACCAAGATCTTTGATACGCAATTTCTTGGTATTAATGACTGTTGTGAAATAGGCTTCCAGTCCATTCTTTTTCAACGCACCTTTGACTGGTACAGTATATTGGATTTGACCGGTGTTCTCGTCCAACAAACCGTCAAGGTGGCCTAAACATATAACATATGCATCAACTTTTGCAACATAATCGTACATTAAAGTCTTAAAGAACTGACCGTATGCACCCCACATTGCCATGGTGTTTGCTGAACCAATAACGTGAACAGCTTCGAACCGTTCCATCATAAAAGAGATCGTATCAATCACAACCGTATGGTAACGTCCAGTGGTATCGTCGATCAACAACTGAAGTAATTCGAAGATCTCATATGGATCATCAATGGTCACTTTTTTGAAGTTGTTTTTAAATGGTAGTGGTTTACCAGCTTCACAGTTGATATATAACACACCCTCTTGATTACGAATGTTGATCAGAGATGCGGATTTACCCATACCGGATTCACCGGAGATGAGTAGGGATTTTGGATGTTCTGACATATGTCTTCCTTTGGTTTATTTCGAGAGCAGTTAATTCGACTGACGCTAAGTGGACTGGATATTCCCACGCCGTATGCTCAGGTCGTTAATCGCTTGTACCTCAGTGGATTGTCACTGGAGATGTATATCTATCACTCTCAAAACAACACATTCTGGGTTAGGCTTCCGCAGTTCTATTTCAGGTTATCGCAACCACCCTCGGACTGTGTGTATGTGTTCCACAGCTGATTCTATTCCCAATCGACTTCATCAAATGTTATGGTTATACCATATTCATCTGCTAGATCTAGGTCATCAACCATGATCATTGTCTGTCCATCAGGATACATCACCGCCACAGGATCTGAGTAATCAGACTCTCCGTCACGACGACATAATAATTGGCAATCTTCCAAAGGAAACATATCTCCAATAGAGTCTGCTACTGTTACTTGGTCAAGTTTCATTGGTACTTCCTTTGGTTTAAATCCAGGGTCAGTTCTGACGGCAGCTAAAGAGCATGTGACCAGGCCGTAATCTGAGTAAAATCTAACCTCAGTTACGAGGCGGAAGACAATTCCTGACTGCAGTTTTTCAGCACGTCTAAATTCTTCATCTGTATCATTTACCCATTGGGTCTGAGTGCTCGAAAGCTTCAACATATCGCAGTAGGAAAAATGGCGTTAAAACCTACCGCAATTAGTTACGCCTCTCAGAAGGCAGTATTAATTTAACCAAACCACACACTATTGGTACACGTTTCGAATAGACCCTGCTTTCCCAACTGACCCAAATGATGTGATACAGTAACGTCAGTCTTCGGCATGGTTTGGTTAACTTGTTAACCCCTGCTCTCTAAAGAGCCTATGTCCTTTGCCGTACACACATGGAGTTCAGCTGATCACTAATGTCTCATAGGTCAGGATTTTCGGTTAAGATGCAATCTTACAATATACAGTCTTAGGGGTCATATTACTACGCTTGGGCATATTTCTGCCCAACCGTTTTAAGTACGGTACTCAGTACCTCATCCTTCTTCAAAGGACTAGGTAATCTTTCATTGAGAGCGTACACTTTACTTTCAACTTCACTGTAAACAGCACCAGCATCGACTAGCATCATCGCAAAATTCAACAGATTGTTGTTGCGAGATCCTACTTCCATGTTCTGAAGGAACCAACGTTCAAGATTATCCAACCGTCCAAGATCCGCAATAGCAGAAACATATTCTTTGTTTTGCTTGGTTTTTGGAATGAACGGTAAAACGTCAACAACCGATGGAGCCTTGTGTACAAACACTGTGCTCTGATCATTGGTCATCCATTTCTTAGATCTCTGATTGGCTGACATATCTGACTCGAAAGGGAGCCAAAGAAGAAAACTGTTCATGAATTCACGATAGTCCGACTTGTCCAAATCTAAGACATAGTTGGTTGGCATGATTAGACGGAAACGGTTCTCTTCTTCACTGTGTCGTTTTGTTGTAGATGTGATGAAGGTGTAATCCTTCAGAAGCTCATGACAAGCATCTATCGTGATCCCACCATCAACGTCCACAACCAACATGTTAAAGCCCTGGATCACGTTGTCTTCGGATCTGTGCTCATTGTCAAAGCCGTGGTTACACCAATGCATACCCGGAGCAGCTAACAGTTTTGGAAGATTGTCCAATGACTGTTCTGAAGCCGAGTAATTAGATGCAAAGTGGTCAGAAAAACTGAAACTTAACTTTGCTAAATCTGTCTCCCGTAGAGTAGATCCCGAAAAGAAATCTACGCCACTGACGACATTGCGTTTGATAACGACATGGTTCCCAATCCCCCATGCGGTAGCCAGATCCATTATCTCCCGACGTGGCCCAGAGGCTGCCGGGTAGTATGGTAGATCTTCAACTAGATCCGCATGAGTAAGATTGTCTGGAGCAGCCGCAATGTACTTTGCCAGGCGAACGAAGTTACGCTCACGTTTCAACAAAGTCTGGAAACTGTCTCCACTTTCTTCAGCTACCTTAATGGCCTGCTTCAGATTTGTAGATGTGATGATAGAACTTTCGTCCAAAAATGCATACACACCTGCAAGTTTTAGAGCTTTGAAATACCGATGGCTTAATTCAGCCTTACGGATAACTTCATGCTCTGGAATTGTATTTGATAAAACTTCACAATGAAGACGATATGAGATCAGTTCGACCCCTACATCTTTGTTGATGTCAATTTCTTGACCATAGTATTTATCATCTGCAAATTTACCCAATTCTTGACGCCAGTGAACTAACGCCTTTGAACGGGCTTTGGATACGAGGCTGTCATAAACATCCTCTGGGTTTACTGTGTTCGTAAACGTTTCAGGTTTACCCATCCCAAAGAAGCAACGTCGAGCATATCCTGTTTCCAGGAAGCTGTAGAATTCTTCTTCAGTCTTTGATCCATCAAATAACTTTGAGGTTGTACCAAACATGAGAACATTAGCCGGTGTATCACCGATCACATCTAGCCCACGTTCATTCTCAGCTGTGTTCTTTACCAGCTTGGTTTTGATACGGCCAAGGTCATAAAGCTCCAATAATACGTTCAGAACTTCACTATTTGCCACAAGGTTGGAACCGATCTCATCCATCTGGAAGTTAATCGACCCACAACGTGCCAACAGCAGCTTGTAACGTAGCTGTTTGACTGCAGGAGCAGTACCACTATCAAATATGAATGGAGCGTGTCCCTGACGCTTAAAATCGGCCTTCAGTTCATCCAGCTCCTTGTCTTCATCAGTTGATTTGGTTGCAGCAATGTCTGTCGCCATATTAAATATCGAGTCTTCTGCGATGGCTGGAAATACAGTAGAGGCAAAGTCCTTGCGGAACGTTCCAATAATGTCTTCCATTAAACTCACAGAATGACCTTTACCAAAGCCTGATGTTGCCAATGCGATTGAGTAAATATTGATTGGGAGTTTACCCCGTTCAGGACTTACGATTGATGCACGCATTGCGCTTGGTATTAAACCAAGAAAATAAGCTACCTCTGCTTGGAAGAATTCACGGTTCACATTTCCTGTACGATGGCACAGAAGATCCACCAATTCCTGCATCGCAGGATGGTGTGCAGAAGATTTGATATCTTCCAAGTTAAATAGGTTAGCCACTGAAGTATTCCTTTCGCTGTTCACAACCAGAAAAGGCGGGACAATATTCACAAGCTTTTACTTCGCCTGGGACTTTTTTTACCACACCTTTGCCTTTCTCTTTTCGATGTAGTTCAGCATCTGTGGCCTTGTCGAACCGTTTGGTGCAACGTCCACCAGCATTTGCTTTAGCTGGATCAGAGAAGTATTTGAATGAGTCTGCAGAACGCCATAATTCTTTATCAGTACAACGAACCATATCTTCCTGGCTCTTGCCTGCGTTAGCACGGATATCTGCAAGTTTATCGGACATCCACTCTTCAGTTTCTTGTAAAGATAGAAGGGTGAATTCCTTATGGGTTACCCGTGTTTGTGGGTAATTTGGGTTCTGTTTTGACATGAATTTCTGCCAATCAGTGAAGATAAACTCAATACGCATTGTGTCATCTTTAATAATATCCTGCATGATCCAACGATACATAGACCCTTGAAGCATGTAATCCATGTCTTTTGAACCAGACATGTAAGAGAATACTGATGTGGATTTGAAATCCCGATAGGCATCACCTACACAGAAGTCTAACTGACCTGTGAGCATGATATCCTCAAAC